CAAAGCCAAAGTCCTTCCAGGCATTAGGTAAACCTAATCCTACGACGGGCTTAATCGCTTCGGTACCGCGAAATAAACATAAGTTTAACACCCGAAAAGGTGTTACGCCATTGGCGGGGCAACCTGATCAAGTGTTAATTATTCGCACTGAGATCGAAGTACCTGCTGGAGCTGACACGGCTGATGCGGCAAATATCCGAGCTGCGCTTTCTGCGCATATCGGTTTATTGTCTAATCAGTCTGCCGGCTTCGGTGATACAGCGATCAACGGCGTTCTTTAACAATAATTGATTGGAAACCCTACTATGGACTTTAACCCTGGTACTTTGCTGTGTGCAATACAAAATGATATCCTTAATCAAAAGCTAACTGGCTATAGAATTCAAGCCGGCGATGCTTTGATCGAGTCACTCTTTAAGAAGTGGCTTCCTAAGGACACACGTGCACTCGAAACAGTCGCGATAGATGGTTTTAAAGCCTCTAACGCACGTTGCCAAGCATATTCGGTTCACACCGGATATGCCTCTGACCCCGACTTCAAGGAATTCATGAGTCGCATGAAAATGCGAATGTATGATATCTTTCAGTCAGGTCCACTCCAGACTAATGTGCTAACTCTCGATGCAAGCTTGCAAAGAGGGAGAGCCGGGCCTGGAGCGAGCCGCTTAACTAGACATACAGACTTCTTTCACAAGATGTTCTGTGGACCGTTAAGCGCGAGTAGCATAATGCTTTATCATCATTATAAGGCAGGTATCTCACCCAGGTGGCAAATGGCCGAGTTAGCTCGGTCTAAGCTATACCAGGTGGATATTATTGACAGCAGCAAGTTGTCAACAGTCCCTAAAAATGCTAAAACTAACCGTACTATCTGTACCGAACCTTCGCTGAACATGTTTTATCAGCTTGGTGCTGGCTCGGTTATAGAAGAGCTGCTATCTAAGTTCCATGATATAGAACTTAGCGTGCAGCCCGACCGTAATCGTGAGCTAGCTAGAGTAGGCTCTATCACAGGCGATTTCGCCACGATAGACCTATCTTCTGCCTCGGATACAATTAGTATGTCCCTAGTCAAAGAACTCCTACCGCCGGGTGCTTTCGGCACCTTGCGTGATATTCGCGCTCAGTATACCGAGTGCGATGGGGAGAAGATCGAGCTAGGGATGATATCATCTATGGGAAACGGTTTTACGTTTCCGTTACAAACGATGATATTCGCTACGTTAGTTACTACCGCTTACCAGATGTTGGGTATTACTCCAATTCATGGCAAGTATCGCAACTATTCAG